GCAATCATAGGTACAGTTACTACCTGTGCGCTTATAGATACACCATCTCCTGTGCCCCCAGTTGGTCGTATACATGCAATATCACCGGCTGTTGCCGCAACAATAGTCGCTGTAAAAGAAACAGTTGATATTGCTAACGGAGGAACAACAGTAGTTAATGCACAAGCTGTATATGAAGAATTAGCGGTAGCTGTTAAGGCAGCGATAGGAGCATCATAAACAAATTTTCTATCACCATACGCACCTTCGGTATAAGACAACAAGAAGTGACTAGAACCGTCTGTTTTCTTGATATCTACAACTCTGAAACTATCATAACCATAAGGTAAGACAGGGGCAGTTTTAGATAGAGAAATCATGGCAGAAGTAGGATTAAAGCCGCTTGAATCTCCTATTACATGGACATAATAAAAAGAGCTTGCGCCAAGTGTACCGGTGTCTATTCCAAGAGCTCCAACAACTGCGGTATCTATGGTAACAGCAGTAGACAAAACCATATCGATGATGTCAGTTGAATCAGAACAAGCACCAACACCTAGATCAAGTTTGGTATTAGGGGTTGTTCCATTTAATGTACAATTTAGCCCATAAATATAGTATGGAGCTATACGTGAACCAGGTACCGGCGCATTAAGTGTGTTACTAAAAAAAGTCATGTATTTGTTCCCTCAAATTTAAGTTAATATTATTTACAAATTATTTACAGATTTGTTAGCTTTACGAATAGCTTCCCTTTTAATAGCTGCCTCACTGTATCTTTTTATAGATTCAGCACTGCGAACGCTGCCTTTACCACGAGTGTTTCCAACCATACTTTTACTTCTCGCGGTCTTGGACTCATCGCTATGGCGACAATCTAAAGCATTCTTATTGCCGGTTGATTTAGCTCTAAGTCTTTCTTTTGTTTCAGAACTAACTTTCCTACCAATAAGAGAAGCAACAATTTTAGCTTTATGCTCATCGCTAAGCTTTTTGCCAGTATGACTAGCTCTAAGCTTAGCCTTGTGGTCATCACTAAGAACTCGACCTAGGTTATATGTGTTACCTTTGTGTAACTCACTATTTCTAGCTCTATTCTTATCACTAACCACATAACCCTTGCTAAAATGATCCCTTCCTTTGTCCATCTTGTCCCGCTGATTGTCAGCATTGGTACCAAGCCATAAATGCTTTGGATTACAGCATGACGGTTCATCACAAGAATGGCATACCAACATTCCCGGTGGAATATCACCAACATAAAGCTCGTATGACAATCTATGCGCTCTTATTTGTTTACCACCTACCTGAATCATACCGTAACCCTTTTCATTCTTTCCACTAGTCCAAATCCAACAGCCACCTTTAGGAGTCTTATTTATTTTGCTTTCAAATCTTAATTTAGTTGCTTTTTTTATCATAAACCCTATACTACCAGGGTAAGGCTTATGATCCAATCAAAAAAACTACTACGGAGTTGCAACGTTGCCAGATAAGGGCAAACAGATACGTTGACTATACCTAGAAAGCAGCAATCCTCCCCAGATAATATCATTAACAATCCATTTTTGGTTTTGTCCGAATACTGAACCATAGTACATACGTAATGAGACTTTAGTCTCATCATCAGTATCTACGCTTGTATCAAATGGTCTCTCATCGTCTAGCCTTGGAATAGCTACATAAAATGCTTTTCCACATACTCTCAAGCCCGCCTTATGTGATGGGATGAATTTCAGCTGCATACCTGCTTGGATTGATCCGCTGATGTTTTGTAGGGCATTGCCTGGGACTGAACAAAATCCTTGTCCTTCAGTATGGGTATTAGTTATGATGTTAACAACTACAGCACCACCACTTGATGCGGCATCAGCTATAACCCTAAACTGGACTGGCTGATTAGTTGGCATATGTCCGTAGAAAGTTAGTGCATTGATATTAGCAGTTGATAGGAAATAACCCATATCGCCAGCTTTTACTGCATTTGTATGGCTACCACCTGCGCTACTTAGCGTTAGTTGAGTTACATTTGCGCCAGTTGGATCGTTGGTACTAACAACTGTCCAGGTAATATCATTATCGCCAAAATACCCTGATGTGTGAACTGGCAGGTAGTTAGAACGATAGTATTTAGTGCGAGGTGATCCAAATTCCCCGACTAACCAAGATTGTGCAATCTCGTCGTTACGGACTGGCACAAATTGATTTAACCCGCTCCCTATTATTGGTGAATAATAATTGGTTGGCATTACAACACAGTGATCATCGGCTGGTGCGCCCATACTGATAAAATCGCTCATTGATTGATCTAGAGCTTGATAACTCAAAAGCCCAGTTGTGGTACAATTTACAAAACGAGTTGGCCCTGATAGATACTGTGGTTGATTATATGTTGACGACTCTGGACGCATATCTATAGCAGAGGACGTGATGTGAGCCGCTACTGCCTGCTCAATTTTAGCTCCTAGCTCTGATACCATGCCTTTTCCAGTGGACTTCCAGAAACCGTCCTTGTCCATGTTAAAAATACGTTGTTGGTTAGTAACCGCGACTGCTACGTTAGCGGCACCTACAACGGATAGGTGGGCAATATTTTGTCTGATTGGCTGTGCTGATACGACTAGACCAGCATTTGCAACTGAAGCCATAGGTAATGCGACGCCTATGGTATCACCTAAGTTTGCTGGTATCTTTTTGTCGAAGTCATTATATTCGTGATTACAAATATCTGATATAAAACAGTTTTGATTCAAAAATCCTGGCAGTTGTGCATCTGAATTATACGTTTGTACCTGCTGTAAATAGTTTATTATTGGTGATGGCATAAAGTCCCTTTTGTTCAAAAGTTTTTAGTTTTCGAGCAAGTGGAATTCATTTGCAGATAAACAAAAAAAGGTATTTAGATATTAGAATCTAAGTAACTTGCTTTTTCGTTTATCTGATATAGTAGATTCTCCACCGCTCAGTCCGTACTGCGATGGCCTTAGTTGATCTGGAGGTGGCGGAGCTTTTTGCAGTTTTGCCCGTTCGATAGCTTCCTTGTTCTTCTGTAACGACACTGATAGTTCACGCAGTGCTTCATATGCCCCGTTGGGGTTGAAAAAAGTTGCTGTGACTATATTTGCGAGTTTAGTAGGATGGGAGTCAAATTCATCGATGACGTCGGAGACATTCTCTAGGGAGTTTAACATTGGGATTAGGGGGTGATCAGCGGAGAGCTTGGCCAGTCCACTGGACACAATTTTTTCTGCTCTACCGCTGGCTTGGATTTTTGCGATGAAATTATTAGTATTTTCATACACTTGCGCAACGTCCACTTCCCTTTGCTGCCTCTCCTGAAATTTTTTGTATAGCCCGTCCTCGTCGATAGTTGGCTGCTGCGTCTGCGTCGATGTAGCAGTTTGTTCTACATTCCTAGGTTTCGAGTTATATTTTTCCTCGATTATCCGTTGCCATTTTTCCCGTTCCTCTCTAGATCCCACATTTTTTGAGTTGTTAGAGATGATCCGCATCTGATCAGCTGTAAAAAATTTCGATGATGATGATTTAGCCTCATCGTTTTTATTTTGCTGAGCAGCTGTGTCGGTTGCTACCTGCTGCTGAGGTTGCGCCGCATCTACTGGAGTACTCGGCTCGTGAGTATCCGATGATCCTGTATTTGTAGCGTTTGCCTCCACTGCTGGAGCCGCAATTTCCATATCCATAAAGCCAGTCCTTTGACAATTACCCGTGTCTATCCGGTAAAATGAAACGTATAAATGAGAAAAAAATTTCGGGAGTTAACCGCCCCCCTGCTGCGTAAGAAATTCCTTTTTAAAATCCAATGATCAAATTTTACTCTCTTGTTTTTTATATGCAATCTTTTCTGGATAGTAAAATTTGATCTTGTCAAGTGTTTTTTTATATTTATTTTTAGAGCGGTTATTAGTGGGTGAGCACGGAAGCTGGTGACAAAACTACACCAGTCAAAATACACCTCTTTTTTTCTCTAAATTAATATACAATTTATTTGCCTTTCAATCAATTTTATATTTAGATTCAATTAGTTGTATACAAATTGGAGACATGAAAAAATATTTTATTATTTTCTTGCATTGCAAGAATTTTCTGCTATAATATTTTTGTTGTTGTGATTTACTACTAAATTTAAACGAGAAAAATATGAACACAAATGAAAAATCATTTTTTACAGAAGAAGAAGCAATTTTTATTTCTGAGCCGTATGCAGTAGAGCATAAAACTTTTGTGGAAAATTTACGAGGCATAGTAAAAAAATATCTCCCACTAAGGCCTTTAGAGGATATACGAGACGAAATAAATAAAATTTTTATCGAAGTGGAAATAGAGGAAAGAGAAAACTGTAAGGAAAATTTACAGCATAAATTTTCAGATTATACTATGTATATAGAGGATGAGGCTCTTTACTACACAAGCACGACCTATCCGTATGAGGGATCAGCTACAACTGAATCTCTAGAAACTAAGGATAAAATAAAATGAGCATTCAAGAGCTAAGCACAGAAGAAACTAAAAAAATTCTTTCAGATAGCGGATTAATATGCACAACAGGCAATGAAATATCGGATGTGTCAGAGTCTGATCTACCGCCAAACACGGCGCTGGAATTAATAAAAATTACTGAGGAACAAAAAAAATTATTAAAAAAATCGTGGCATCACGATGAGAACTATAAAATATTCGTAGATGTAACTGCTCCTCAACTAGCAATTGCTATAGCAGAAATAACAAATAATATTTTAGAAAAAATTCCATATTCAAATATACGAATACCGACAATTTTATCATTAGCATTAAAACAGGGTAACCAAAACAGGGGATTTTGTGTCGCTCATCTAGAACTCGAGCGAACGGGAACAGATATGAAAAATTACAAATATTTTTTAATCGTATCAAATATATCACGAAAAAATGTATGTAAAACAGAAATTTTGTTAAAAAAAATAAATGGAATTCCATATGAACAAAAATCTAGCGATAAACAATGCGATATCAATCGTATTTATGACAATAATTGTGACAGCCACGAAATATATTAAAATTAAACGAGAAAATAAAATGATTGAAAATAATAACATAAAAGAATTTTTATCTATTTTAGATATAAAAACAGAACGGGTGACACGCGATCAGATAAAATTTTCATATCGCGTAGCTGCTCAAAAATTTCATCCTGATCGCAATGCGGCTGGTCATGAAATGATGAAGTTAATAAACATCGCATATGAAGCACTAGAAAAATATTTAAATGAAAAATCTGCCGAATTTATAGAAATTTCAGATGTTGGTTTTAATCAACAAAATTTAGGTGACGACATAAACAAGGCGTTGAATTCAATAATAAATCTTGGGCTAGAAATAGAAATTTGCGGTTCATGGATATGGGTACGAGGAAATACCAAAGAACATAAATATATCCTAAAATCCAACGGCTATTTTTGGGCGCCAAAAAAAGAAAGCTGGTATTTTAGACCATCAGACTATAAAAGCACAAATCGGGGAAAGTGGTCGATGGATAAAATCCGCGAATCGCATGGAAGTTTTCAAATCAGGCCTGAAGAGAAAAGAAAGATAGCAAATCTTAACTAACAAAAATCAAAAAGAGAAAAATATGAACACAAATGATCAACTTCCCGTACAGTAAAAACTTAAAATATACAGAAACCCTGAAACTAAGCGAGTCTGAAACAAAAAAACTTAGCACCTACATTTCAGCTGAAGGGGACTCAACGGAAATCGGCGAGGATTTTATTAGAATTCTCGCCGACATCACAAAATCCCATTTAAAAAAATACAAGATTTTTAAATTTCGTCGCCTCCTAACCTCTACGATCAGGCAACTAAACAACACAACTGCAAAATTTTTAGTTACTTGTTACTCATGGAACACTAAGCCGGATCAACCAAACGATCAAATCTGGATACAGAAAACAAATGTTTGCTCGAGTAATAAATATTTCTACGAAACACCTGACGAGAAAATAACTTACAAGAGGATATACTAATGTTTATACCAACATGGTTAATAATTTTGCTAATTCTTCTGTGGTTAGCTAGGGGTTAAGAAGCTGGGTACTACGGAAGTATAAAAATATTGAAGCATATCCCAAGTTTCAAACAATTGATCTTAAATATAATGCACGAATGCCAATTAAAGGCACCTAATGACTCAATAGAGACACGATCGTACGATAGGTGATACAATCACACCACCCACCCACTAAACCGCCTTAAAACGAATTTAAAGCGGTAATTGGTGGAAGGATCGATTTTTTCAGAATACCGCCAAAAAAAAAGAATTTCGACGGACAGCAAATAAAATATCATAATCCCGCCAATTTTTCCACGGTTTTTACTTTTCCACGGTTTTTCCTTGTCCACGGTTTTTAACCTTAGAGACTTCGTAACTTGTTGATTTAAAATAATAAAATTGATGCAAATACAACAAGTACACACCTTTTTAGTACCCTTAATACAACAAATACACACCTTTTGAATATATAAATACAACATTAAAAAGCTTTGGCTTTTTGCTTCTAAAAAAATATAAAAAATATTTAAGAATGCGCGCTACGCGCGTTTTAAATCTTTTAAATCTTTTAAAGCTTTAAAGCTTTTAAGAAAAAAAAATCCTTTTAGGAACAGAAGGTTACTTTGAATTTTGTGAGCAATTCACGGAGAAAATTTACCAAAAGGTGAGCAATTCACGGAAAAAGGTGAGCAATTCACGGAAAAAGGTGAGCAATTCACGGAAAAAAAAAGATTTAAAAAATCTTATCACTATGTTATATTGTTTATATATGAAAAAAGCATACAATAATAAGAGCGGAAAACAAAAACTAAACGGAGTTATTATGGAAAAATCTTTTAATTTAAAAA